GGATCGACATGTCGAAGCTCTGGTACTGGTCCTGGATCGCGTCGAAGCGCAGCGCGCGCACCCGGCTGCCCTTCTCCTGCACGAACAGCACGTCGTTGCCCGCCTGGATCGGCGGCACGTGGCTCGTGCCGTGTGCGGTCTGGGTCAGGGTGAAGCACGCCGCCGGGGTCAGCGCGTTGGAGGAGGGCCCCGGCCAGCAGCGCCATTCGGCGCCCGAGGTCATCACCAGCATCGAGCTGCCGACCGGCACGAGGTGGCGGATCTCGTTGACCTGCCGGCCGGTCAGGGTGCGCGTGATGGCGTCCGAATCGCGGGTCGGCGTGCTGACATTCATGTTGGCGAAGGCGCCGACGCCGGTGAACCACAGGGTCTGCGGCATCTGCAGGGTGCTGGCGTAGGCCTGGCGCTGCAGGAAGTAGGTCGTGCAGGCGGGATTGAGGTTGCCGCCGTCGGCCAGGATGTCGGCGGTGATCACCGCCCCCGAGCCCGCCGAATCGGCGACCGCGAAGCTGAGCAGCGTATAGTCGCCGCCCAGCACCAGCGGGCTGCCGCCGACCGCCACCGCGGTGATCGCGCCCGCCACCACCGTCGGGGTGAATGTCGTGCCGGTGGTGATCGGCACGCCGTTGTACAGCCCGGTCACCGTCGGATGGTCTGCATAGCCCGCGCCGCCATTCGTGACCGTGACGCCGGTCAGGGTGACCTGGCCGAGCTCGGGATCGGGATCGCTCCATCGCGGCGTCAGCACGACGCCCGCGCCCGCGCCGTCGGTGATCTCGACATAGGCGTTGGCGCTGAGGCTCTGGCCGGTCGCCGCCGGGGTCGCGGAGGTGATGACGCCAAGCGACGTCGCGAGCGTCACCGCGGTGATGGTGCGGCCGCCGTCGATCAGCTTTCCCGTCGGGCTGGAATAGCCCGCGCCGCCGGCTGCGACGCTGAGGCCCTGCAGGGTGCCGGTGCCGAACGGCGTGCGGCTGCCCGGTGGCGTGGTCGAGATGTCGGGATCGAGAGTGCTGTCGGTCCAGCTCGTGCTCTGCACCTGGGCGACGAAGCCGAAGATCGAGCCCTTCTGCTTGTAGACGTTGTAGGTGCTGCAGCCCGCTACGGCGCTCCACGTCCAGCTGCCGCCGCCGGCGCTCGAGCTGCCGGTGCTGCGGCTGGGCAGGCTCTCCTCGCCGGAGGAATCGTTGAGGGCGGTGACGACGACGAACGCGGCCGAGCCGCCGCTGGTTGCCGCCAGCCCGACCGGCGCCGGGGTCGAGGGCGCGAAGGTGATCGGCGTCAGCGTCCACGCGGCATGGCCGAGGCGCTTCAGGCTGCGCACCGCGTAGTTGGGATGGCAGAGCGTCATGGTGTCGGCCGACTGCACGACCTTCAGCAGCGCGAGGTCGGTATCGGCATACGGCGTCGCCAGGGTGAAGCGCACGCCCGGCGCGCTCTCGACGAAGCCCCAGCCGGCGCCGTTCGCCATCGCCACCTGTATCGTCCTGTCGCCGAACACCAGCACGTAGGTCTGGCCGGCCGGCAGGGTGCGGAACTGGAACGGGATCAGGCGATGGCGCGCGGCGCTGTCGTCGACTTCCCCGACGAATCGCGTCCCCGACCGATTGCTGGCGCCGCCATGGGCGTGGACGAAGAAGTTGAGGAGAGTTCGCGCGCCGACATGAAACTTCGCGAGGTCGACCCGGCCATACAGGAACGGCGACAGCTCGCCCGCCGCGAACGAGGGTTGGATGACGGGAATGGAATTCATTTCTGTCGTCCTGAGCGCCGCGAAGGACCTGATGGCGCTTCAAGCGGAACTTCGGTGGCAATCGGCATGAGATCCTTCGCTTCGCTCAGGATGACAACGTCGGCACGAACCCGCGCGCCTGCAGGGCTTCGGGCAGGGAGGTGCGATTGAGCCCACTGCCTTCGTTGGCCATCTCGGCGCCGGCGCGGTGCAGGCTCGCCTGCCAGAGCTGGGTGAGGGTGCGCACGCGATCGTCCTTGCCGGTCAACTCGAAGCAGATCCGGGCCGCCAGCCCGTAGGTCAGGGCGTCGACGAAGCCCGCATCCCAGCGCAGCGGATCGGCCACCCGGGCGGTGTAGATCGCCGCGACCGGCGCCGCCTGGGTCAGCAGCACGGTGACGAACCCGCCGGTCGAATCGCGGTCGGCCGCGACCTCGCAGAAGGTCTCGGGCAGCGCCAGCAGCGGCACGTCGTTCAACCGCCGCAGCCTGAGGCAATCGGTCGGCAGGGCGTACTTGTGCCGCCAGCGCGCCGGCGGATTGAGGAGCCCGGCGAGCGGCGCGGTGATCCGCGCGAAGTTCCAGTCGAAGGCACGCAGCGTCGCGTCGCGCACGATCGCGAAGTGCGTGAGGCAGGCGTTCCCTTCGCTTGACCCTTCGTCGATCGCCGCAATCTTCGATCGAGTGCCGCAATGAGAGAGCGCCGCATTGCAGATGTCGGTGATGGACGGCATACGCTGCTCCGGCCGCGAAGAAGAATGGGTCGGGGCGGGTCGAAACCCGCCCCGGGGGACGTCACGCCACGTAGCCGCGGGCGTACACGGGCTGGACGTCCAGAGACGGCACCAGGGCCGCTTTCAGCGTGCCGGCGGTCATCGCCGCGGTGCCGATCACATAGTTCAGGCGCACGAAGCGCTGCGTGCCGCCGGGCACCTCGTTCGGCAGGACCTTGTAGCCCTGCGTGAGCGAGGCGACCGCGATCGCGTCGGACTGCGCCAGCGTCGACCACGACCCCGGCGCGCCCGAGCCGTTGTCCGGTGCGGTCTGGAACTGCACCTGCAGCGTGGCCGAGCCGCCCGAGGCGAAGGCGGTGACGACCTCGCACAACAGCGCGAGCTGGTCGGTCACGGCGCCGCCGATGTCGCGGGCAATCCCGAGGTCGACGATGTTGCTCGACGCGGTCGAGCCCGTGCCGGTCGGGCTGTCGCCGGCATCGGCGGAGAACTGGTTCTGCTTGTCGATGAGCATGTTTGAAATCCTTCTTTTGCCGGGAGCGCGCGACTTCCGTGGCGCTCTTGATGTCCTCTCCGCCGCGTGAGCGGGGGAGAGGAAGGGACCCGTTGCGCAGCAACGGGGAGGTGAGGTGGTCGACGCCACAGAGACGGGGGTGTGAGGAGAGATCGCATGACCCGCCTCACCTCCCCCACGCTGACGCGCGGGGCCCCTTCCTCTCCCGCCGCTGCGCGGGCGGAGAGGACACCATGAGCGCGCGAGAGCGGCACTGGAGTGCCGCGCTCCCAGCGATGACGACTAGGAAACGTTGGGCTCATTGTTCGTGATCTGGTCGCAGATCCGGATCGGGATGCCGCGGAACGCCGTGTAGGGCTTGGAGTCCCGCGTCTCGATGGTCAGGAAGGCGTTGGTCTTGGCCATCGCCTGGATGTCGAGCGCCGCCCGCACCGTGCGGTTGCAGTAGAAGGCGGTGTTGACCTGGCCCGGCCGGGTGCCGCCCGGCGGCGGGCTGCTGCCGGCCGCGCTGACGAACGGCAGCTTGTTGAGCGCCGTGATCAGCGTGTTGACCAGGTTCGAGGTGGTGACCGCGCCGGCCGTCACGTTGATGTTGGCGATGCGCACCACGAACCGCCAGTCGCGCACCGACAGCCCGCAGTCCCACTTGAAGTGCGTGCGGTAGCCCTGGAAGACGTTGTTGTTGGCGTCGTAGACCGCCACCTCGCCCATGTCGCGCACCTGCAAGCCGGCCTTCGAGCCCGCGGGGAACAGGCCGTGGCAGGTGTTCTGGCCCCAGCCGACCAGCCAGATCGAGGTGTTGGTGTTCGAGCTGCCGCCGGCATTGACGATGTTGCCGCCGTTCGGCGCCGCGAGCGCGCTGAAGCGCGGCGCCAGGCCGGTGAACCGCTCCGGGCTGGTCGACGTGTTGCCGTAGACCACCGTGCCCTGCATGGTCTGGTTCATGCCCTCGATGAAGGCCATGTCCTCGCCGAGGCGGAACTCGGCGGTGTTGCCGTTGAGGTCGGCGAGCGCCTTGTCGATCTCGCTGTAGGCCTCGAGCATG